ACTCATTGTCAAACTTACAGTTCTCAAATACAACACCATCTTGTCCAAGACGGGATTTGGTGATTGCTATTGTAGCAAGTTTCATTTCTTTCTGCTGCAGAGTTTTTGCAACCGAAATGATTACGTGACCTACTTGGGCTTTCTTAATTGAACCACCCATTTGGTCAGTAGTGACTACCTCAGAAGAAATTGATGAACGGTTACCTTGTGTGGCTGTCCAACCGGCAATTCCAAGTTCATGACACATTGCTTCGAAGTGTCTCATAACAGAACCTTCGGCTTTCCATTCATCATTTTTAGTGTTCTCTGGAACAACACAATCAATATAATCAAGAGTAATCATGTCAAGTTTAGTTCCATCGGCAATCATTTTACGAACCTGATTCTTGATTTGCGCCATAGTCATCGTATCTGATGGAAGCTTTTTCAATATCAGTTTGTTGGGCATCGTATTCTGAATTTCAGCAATTTTATCCATTACTTCTTCCTTACGAAGTGAAAGATTATCAGGTTCAATTCCCGTCCAAATTGTGAAATGTTTTCGTTGGATAATTTTTGGGTTATCCTCGAAGAAAATCTGTAACACATTGTAACCCATGCTAAATGCTGAGTTAGCAATTTTGGTCATCAAAGTCGTTTTACCAACACCAGTTGGTGCAAGTACAACTCCAATCTCACCTTTTGCTAAACCGCCCTTTAACAGTCTGTCAATCCCATCAATACCCATGGGAATTGGATGTCTGTAATCATCGTTCAGAACATCATCCAAACCAGTGAATACATCTAATATCCCAGTTTCTCTCTCACCTACTTGAAGTGCTTCTCGAACCATTCCTTCAACTTGGTCATAAGATTCAAAATCACCATTGGTGATAATCTTTTGAGCCTTGTCCATAGCTTTTTGAAGTTCTTGCTGCTTACAAAATTTCAAAGCTTTTTCTTGAACAAAAACACCACCTTCAAATGGTGCTTCTTGAATTTGCTTCAAAGTGTCAAGAACAATCTTAAGTGCCAGCTCTTGGCTTATCTCCGCTTTAGCTATTTGGTCAAGAGTATCATAAGTTGGTGTGGACTGATACTTTGTATAGTACTCTCTTATCATTTGAATAACAAGTTTAAAATACTTGTTATCAAAGTAAGATGGTTCTAAAACATCAATAATCGACTGAGCGAATTCTTTATCTAAGATTAATTGGTTGAGTAGTTGAAGTTGAAAAGTGTTTCCTAGATAGTCAAAATTCTTAGTCATAATCTGTAATGTATTCAGTAAATATTACCTAGATAGGTCGTAGTCCATGTAGTCGTAACACAAATTTTCTGCTGAAAAAATGTCAGTCAATCCTTTGAGGATGTTTTTCAAGCTAGGACGCACGTCAACGGTGTAACGAACTTTTGGGGGGTACAATTTTCCATCGAAAATTCTATGAAAAATAACATCGTCTGCCAATTTGACATACATGTTGAAGTTTTCTGGGTCGTCAGTATTTGAGGTGTTAAGAATCTCTGGGTCAAGATAGATAGCTTCTTGATTATCCATCATATACATTACAGTTTTCATCTTCAAGTCTGTAACCAAGTCATCTTCAACTTGTTTCATAAAGTATGGTAGGTCATAAGAGTGACGAGCCTGCGGATTAAAATTGCGCACATTGTAAAATCTCTGAACAACAATATTGTCATTGAGGGTCAAAAGAAATTCCATTTTGATAATTGCTTCTTCTTTCATTTTTAATTTGATTTAGTTTGATTAAATTGTCTTTTTTCTTTTCTTGTTAATTTGAGAAAGGGTTTTAAATATTCGACGAACGCTTCGTCTGTTTTTGAGAGATACTTGAAGAATCCATCTTCCATCATCATCATTATTATTGTTTTTCTTTCCCGGCCCTCTGGGTCCAAAGATTCAGAATAATATTGTTGAACAATTTCTTTAGCTTCTTCAGTGATTAATGGGTTATTCAAATCCATTATTTTTTGGTTAATTACGTAGAATTCATTTCCTAATTCACCTTCTTTAGTTAAACCATTGAGAATATTTTTGAATACGTTTTGTTTTGCTTTTTCTTTTGCTAGAACTTCTGTTCTTGTTAAAATATCACCAATAGAAATGGGCTTTTCAAGTACCTCCGGAAAATATTTTACAAATGTTTTTTCACCAAGTTGTTTAATCCCTTGTATATTATCACTTTGGTCCCCTAAAAAAATTTTAGCCACCAGAATGTTTTGATGTGGAATGTACGAATTACCAAATTTTACAAGGTCACCGTTTTGGTAGGTATATTTTTGCAAAGGAGAATACAAGGATGTTCTTTCATCAATTAACTGGAGCAAATCTTTATCAGATGAAAAAATCATTTTATTTTCATCCCCTGAAATTTGACAATAAAAAGCTATTAAATCATCAGATTCATTACCTTCAATTTCTACCTGTCTAACAAAAATTTCTTCTAGATATTGTTTTACCCTGTTTTTTTGAGAATAGTATGACTCAAGTTTTTCCTCAGTCATATTGTTCTTGCGATTTAATTTGTAAGCAGGATATAATTCACGTCTAGCCTGGGAGTTATGTTTTCCATCCCAAAATACGACAACTTTGTCGTATTCATTATCCACAAGTTGTTTTCTAAGGGTGTTGAGGAAGTGAAAGATTCCTCCAATGTGGTTACCCTCAACGAATAAGTCTCGGACTCCATGGAATCCAATTTTGAATAAATTATCTCCATCTACTAATAAAGTTTTCAATTACATTTTTTTTCGATTGTTCAACAAAAAAATAAGCTGGTGGGTTGGTAGTTCCAACCACACCATAACTCATTCACTAATAAACTCAATAAGCTCTATAAAAAGCTCTCTGGTTCCTTTTCTTCCTTCAAAGTGAAGTCACCTTCACTACCGATAATTTCTTTCCAGTAATTAGAGTATTCCTTCTTGTAACTTTCAATATTGGCCTTTTCTTCAGCGAGGTCTTTTCCTGCAATAAAACCATGTGGTGTAACAATAATTTTACCATCATCATATCCAAGCCCATTAACATGATTCTTCATGACAGAAATTTTTGTTCGTGAAGCAAACTTGATAGTTCTTTTATCTTTTGTTGCAGTAATTTTTGTGGTGCCAGCACCCTTTTGATTACCGAACAAAAAAACAAGAGAGGAATTTAGCCAAATCGCTTCACCACCTTTTGCCTTGATTTTAGGTTGACCATAGGGATTATCAGGCAATTCAACCCAGGGTTGGTTGACGATAACTAAGGTGTTTTCAAATTTGGATTCTGACTTTCGTGAGCCGGATATACGTTGATTGATACCCATACCAATTTTATCAGCTAACGCAGCGGCATTATGTTGTTTTCCACCTCGTCCTTCAAAAGTCATTTTACATGGAACAGAGCCAACAGAATCCCATAAAAATAGCAAACTATATTCCAGCTCACCCTTTTCTTGAGCATCTAAGAGGGAATTTATGTAATCGGTGATTTGTTCAATGTAATCAAAATTGTTATTGAATATAAAAAATCCATCCCAATCGATTTCACCAGTTTCTTCATCAACTGCTTCCTCACACTGAAAACCCATTAAGCGGGCATGTTCAAAACTCCACTTTTGCTCTGTGATGATGAAGACAGGAAGAATTTCCTTTTTTTGTGCATCAACCGCCGTTTTAACGAGAGCTGTTGTTTTACCGGTGTCAGAGTGTCCAAGGAACATGTTGATGTGACCGATTGCTGGTCCAGGTAGACCAACAGCATCAAGGAACTCTGTTCCCAAATCAAAGAATCTTTGGGGTTTATACTTTGCTGAGGTTGAATATTTCTTCTTGAGTGAAGAAAAATCAGTTGTTTTCTTTATTGCCATTATATTTCCAAAATTCGGTTAATACTTGTAGTTTGTCACTTGCATTTGCTAACTTTTCAACCATGTTGTCCATTTCTTCCAGCATTTGTGGATGTTCGCCAATCCCAGCAGCATTCTCAAGATAAATCATTAATGTTGCTTCCGCTTCTAAAATCTGTGCCTCATACTTTTTTTTGAGACTGTCAATTGTTTTTTGTCTTGTTTCTTTTGTCATAGGTCTAATAATTAAAAGGGTGGGGTTGCCCCCACCCAACTAACTTAAATTAAAATGGTAAATCTGTATCAGGAGTTGATTCCGCTTGAGGGTCCTGATAGGTTGTTGAAGATGTACCACCAAATGATTCGGTAGAGGCTTCGTCGTTACCATACACATAACCACCTTTATCACTATCCCAACGTGGGGTCTCACCACGTGCAATTGCTTCAAGGTACTCAATTGGTTTTTTAGAATATACATCTTGCCATCCCAATTCATCCTTCAACCATTCTTCCATAGTTGGTTTGTCCTCATGGATTGCTGAAGGGTCTTCATACATAATAGTTGATACTGTCGTATAAGCTGCTCCTTTTGGTGTCTTCTGCTTACCCAATTCAATAATTAGGTCACGACCTTTTTCTGGGTCAGTAATATCACCTTTGTTACGCCAGATAGGAATAATCTTGTCGAGAATACCTTCGTTCTTGTAATTGTGTTTGAAACGCCAGAATTTAACACCATCTTCTTCGTGGTCACGGTCGATGACCTTAACGATGTAAAACTTACGAG